TTTCCATGTATATCCTAAAGTAGGTGAGGTAGTAAGAATTATTATTGAAGATACAAATTCTCCACAAAGAAGTAGACATTGGGTTGGTAGTGTTATATCTCAATTACAGAATGTTAAATATGATAATGTATTTAGAGCATTATCGACAACCAATGTTAAACAAACCGAACCATTAAAAGCCATATCAACATATCCAGAAGCTAGAGGTGTATTTCCAAATAAACAGGATATTGCATTAATTGGTCGTGATAATACCGATGTAATATTAAAAGAAAAAGAAGTACATATAAGAGCAGGAAAACATGAAATTGATAATGTTCTAGTTTTAAATAAACAAAATCCAGCAACACATTCATTATACTTTGAAGAAGTGAGTGGGGAAACAAGAAGTATGTCATTACATCTAGCAGATAAAATTGCATTAATTGCTCATGAAGGTATACCTAAATTTAGAGCTGCTGATCTTGATGTAGATGAAAGAAATAGGATTATTAGTAAGGCACATCCGATGGTGCGTGGTGATGTGTTGGCAGAAATACTTGAGGTTTTTAGAAAAGCAATATTAAATCACATACATCCATATTCTAATTTACCTTCGGATAAATCAGGTATTATTCTTGATTTAGAAAAGGTTAATCTAGAAAGCTTTAAACAAAATAACATCTTGATCAATTAAAACATTGACATTATAGATTTTTTTGTGTTATATTGCACTCATGAGTCTTCCAAATGTACCTATTGAATTTTTTACGACATTTAATGAAGTGACTTATTACGATGAACCACATAAATATTTTGTGGGTGATAAGGAACTAATTTCGATGACAACGTTGATTAAAAAGTATAAACCAGCTTTTGATATTGAGTTTTGGTCATTAAAAAAAGCACAGGATTTTAACTTAGATCAAGAAACCATTAAGTACCTTTGGAACTTCAATAATGACCGAGCAGGGATAATGGGAAGCATATTACATGATTATGCCGAGAACATGTTTTTAAATAAAGTCTTCCCGTACCCCATGAACACCGTCCTAGATCGATTTGGTCACGATGCTACTAGAGAACTATTCGAATTTAAGAAAGAACGCTTTAATAGGTTCTATGAGCTAACTAAGAACCGACTGTATACAATACGTACTGAATATGTAGTATGGGATAAGGAATTTGATCTTGGTGGTATGGTCGATCTTTTAATGTATAATGTGAAAACAGGTGACTTTGAAATATGGGATCATAAAACCAATAAAGAATTTACTTATAAGTCAAAACATGGTAATTTTTATAATCCACCTTTTGATTATTTAGAAGATTGTAAGTTTACTGAATATTCATTACAATTATCTGGTTATAAGTATATTATTGAAAAATACACTGGGCTTAAATTAGGGAGTTCTAAAGTAATATGGTACGGTAATGAAGAAGAGGATTGGAAAGTCATTGAGATGAGAGATATGACACCTCAGATAAAACAAATGTTAGAGTTACACAAAGAAGAAATAGCAGCATAATGACAAACGTAAGTACAAGTAATACGCTAAGAGTACCTAAGCCAATGGATAGAAAAATATTCTTCGGCAAACAAGTTGATCAATCTTCTATCGAAGAAATCGTAAAAAAAATAATTACCATAAATGAAGATGATGAACATTTAGAAAAATTATATCATCTCTATGAATTGGATTATCATCCAAAACCAATTGAGATATATATTGACTCATATGGAGGTTTCGTATATCAAATACTAGGATTGGTTTCTATTATGGAAAAATCTAAGACTGAAATTCACACTATTGCAACAGGTGCTGCAATGTCATGTGGATTTATCATGCTCATATTCGGACATAAAAGATTTTGTTATGAGCATGCAACACCAATGTATCACCAAGTGAGTAGTGGTGCATGGGGAAAAATAGAGGACATGGAGCAAAGTGTTGAGCAAACAAAAAGACTTCAAGATAAACTGGAAGAATTTACGTTACGCAAGACTAAGATTAGTAAAGAAAAACTAGATCAAATTAGAAAAGAAAAATTTGACTGGTATATGGATTCCCACGAAGCAAAAAGATTGAACGTGGTAGACGAAATACTTTAAAATAAAAAAAGACGACTCGAAAGGTCGTCTTTTGCTTTATTTTGCTTTTCTTAGTAGTTAAGTATACATCTCCACGGTTGTAGAGTTAGAGTTATCATTTGCAACTCGTCTGATCCCATGTCATTGTTACCGAAACTTACGTTTGTTATCATACATTGTTCTAAAAACCACTTTTCTACTTCAACTCCTGTTGGATCGAGTGCTTTTAAGTTAATGTTCTTTTTGTAACCTGCAGCATATCCCATCCTACCTGTTAATGATTCCGCATGAAGTCTAACCCATTCCATTAACTGAACCGAAGTAGAAGGGCCTATAGTATCGATGAAAGTAATGTCCATAGTTTCCCATTTGTATTTACCTGCAACGTAGTTGGTCTCATTTATAAAAGGAACTTCTACTGAGTTGATACTCATAGCTGGTCTTTTAAATGTTTGAACCTTCCAAACCTCAATGCCTAAGTCATCTGCAAATTCAGCAAAAAACCTATTTTCTCTCTTTGGCTCGTAATCGAAAGGAATTCCTCTGATTAATTCTTGTGCCATATTTTAAATTTTATTCTAATGTTATATTCTGATTATAAATACTTGATAAAGTGAAAATAATCTAAAATTAATTATATTTTGCTACTTCTAGCTAAACTTCTTCGTTCTCTCTTGCTCAGTTTACTAATGTCGATCTCTTCTTTTTCTTCAGAAACTTCTTCTTTAGGTTCTTCGGCAACTTTTTCTTCTTTTACCTCTTCAACCTTTATTTCATCTAAAGTATTTTCTACTTCTTCTTCTTCTTGTGCAAATAATGAATCAAATAAATCTTCAACTTCTGATTTAAGCATATCATTTAATTCACTTTCGTTAAAGCTTTCTTCTTTAACCAATATTTCAATCATTTCTTTTTTAGTCATAACTTTATTGTTTACTATAAATACTTATAAAAAAGAAAAACCACTCAAATGAGTGGTTCTTCGTAATTGACTATTTTAGTCTTATCTTATACATCATCAAAAGATGCTCCTGCTGGAGTAATGGTAAATGTTATACCAATGAACTCAACTGCTGCAGTTGGTCTTAGTAAGATTTCACCATACAGCTCGTTTCTTGCTCTAGACTCTGGTGAGTTGATAGAATCATCCATCTTAACTCTAAAGTCATCTAAACCTCTTTCTCTTCTAATCGTATCTAATATAGGATTTGTTCTAGATAAGAACTGATCTACTGTAGTCTGATCATTCTGTTCGAATAATAGTCTTGTAGCTACGTTAGAAATAAGAACCTTAGTTTGAAGCAATAATCTTCTTACATTAATTCTATCTAATGACGACTCACGTACTTGTAAAGTCTTCTGACCGAAGATAACGTTACCTACGTCAACAAAGTCTGCTAGAGGGTTGATACGACCTTCATAAAGAACATCTCTAGCACCTTGTGATAGTTTATATCTTGATCTAGTTGCACTTGTTACACCTCTGTTGAAACCTGCAGTAGCAAACCAAGGGAATTTCACGTTATCAGTGAAAGCAAAGGCTTTTACTACTTCACCTGTTGGTGGTAAATAAACTCTCTTATTGTTTTGAGCATCATTGATTTGAATCCAAGGTGCATATGTAGCAGCGTAACTACTATCAATATCTGCAGCTTCTAATAAATTTGTAATGTCATTTGAAAACACAACGTCAGTTCTTGATCCAACTGTTTGTGGTACAACAATGTCAGGAGCATCCATTACATATAATGAATCAGTACGCTCACTTTCAATCATGTCAAGAGTATTCTTAACAAGAATGTTATTGTCAGACCAGTTAATAGCTGGAGTTGCGAATATGTTAATTGTAACGTCTTCTGGGTTGGCAAATGTATAGATTGCAGTTTCCCATGCAACAAAGTCAGTATTTGGAGTTAAACCATCGGCAACACCATCAAATATGCCACCTTTTCTGTAAAGATCACCATGACTTCTTTCATTTCTATGAACATCCCATCCATCAAAACCACCTGCTGGTACAACTGTAAATTTACGTGAGAATAATTCCTCGTAAACATCACCATTTAATACATCAGATACTGTTCTTAATTGACCAGCACCAACTTCAAATTCTCCAATAAATGTTTCACCATCACTATATACACCTGTAGCACCAGAATCTAAGTGGAAACCTTTTGATTTAACACCACTTTCATTGCTTAGTGCAATCATACCTTTATAATCAAAGTGATCTTGATCATATCTAGTACCTTGTAATGATTGACCATCATATCCATTCTCACTAACACCTAAATATGTTTGTGTTAATCTTTCATCAGTACCATAGTTAGTCTTGTAGAAAATCTTAGGAGCTACACCTTCAGTTCCCGAAGTTGTTGCAGATGATGCCCAGTTTCTTTGAACGTAACCTTCAAAACCAGCAGGGAAACTATCTTGATTAACTTCTTCATTAAGCTCTAACATGATAAATTCACTACTTAATGGATAATCACCATTTGAAGTACCAATTCTATTACCAATGTAATTAGTTTCCCCTTCTCTCATTGTACAACGAGTGAATGACTCTAATATAGTTTGATTAGCATCAGTATCGTTAAAATCTCTTACTACAATATTGAACTCTTTTGTTACTGGATCAATATTAGTTATAGATATTTTAATTTCTTGATTAGCTGAATCACCATCAGAAATAGAGATAAATTTGAATAATCTTTCGATCTCATTACCTTTTAGTTCTGATACAATCCAAGGAGTCTCTGGAGTCTGGAATTGTTCTCTATAATCAGTATATGCATTTGAATCTGCATTGATTACACTAGTATTAATACTGTAGAATAAACCATTGGTATCTGCTTTCTTAATTAAGTTAGGATATACTGCTTCAACCCAAATTTTATTGTTTTTTCCTTTAGGTTTAGTACCTAAAACATTTCCAATGTAATTTCTTGAGTTAGGGTCTAAAGATACTGAATAAATTTCTTCATCTGATTGACCTTGGTTTACAGTTATTTCAAATACACCGAATAAATCGCCTGTACCTGTATTAGTTTCGTTTGCAGTAATTGCTAATGAAGTCGCTTCAAAATTAGTTTGAGATGCAGTGTCTTCACCATCAGTTACTGTTGCTCTTGAACGAATAACTGCAATAACCATATCTTCATATTCTGTTAGTGAACTACCTGATATTCTTTCAGTTCTAGTATTACCAGTAATATTTCCATTGTTAATTGTTGTAGCTGAGAAAATTACTCTATCACCTTCAAATGTGTTAGCACCTGTTTTAGTGAATCCAGAAAAGAATACTCCTGATTCACCAACACTATTAAGTGTCACACCTAAATATGAATTGTCTATTGCATTGAATGTTGCAACAGTTCCAGTGTTAGTTACACCAGTTGTTGATAAATCAATACCAGCACTTGCTGTAATTCCCCAAGCTGTACCAGCATCATATCCCGATAAACCTAAAACTCTGGTTACATATAATTGAGATGATTCTTCTAAATAAGCATTGGCTACATAAGGTAATTGATATTTAAGCGATCCGTTAGGGAACGTTTCTGTGCTTTGGACACCAAATCTAGTTCTGAATGCAGCAGCATCTTGTATTAATACTGGTTCAAATGCAGGGCCTTTCAAAGTTTCGCCTACAACGCCTAGAGTCGTAACTCCTACGTTTCTTGTAACGAACGAAAGGTCTCGTTCTCTAAATTTAACACCCGGTGAGGTAAAAATAAATCCGTTAGCCATTTTTTAATTTTTTGTTATATTATTTCGATAATTATTATTCTAATGTGTTTGTATTTTTTTATAAATACTTCAGAATTTTTCAAAATCTATATTTTTCGTATATTAGTATTTATAAAAAACTGTATATATTCCATGAATAAATCATATCGTATAAAAACAAATGTTAATCCTAACAGGACTAACAACATTAAGCTTAAGCTAGAACAAGAAGTTGATCAGTTTGAAATCTTATCATTAAAGATCGATCAAGAAAATGAGTATAATGACTTCAATTGTAATCATGGAGTATTAGTCGGCAGAGTAGTGGCTAATGGTGGTGTAGGAATACCTAATGCTAAAATATCAGTGTTCATTCCTTTGAGAGAAGAAGATGA